AATATGGCAATGTCTCTATTTCAGATATTGAACGTGTTATTGATGGTGAGGGGCTCCCTGGCGAGTCTACGCCTAGCATGACGCTCGAAAGTATTGGTCTTACGCCCGCGCAGATCGAACAATACAACGCAGGAACCATTGATCTCAGTATCCTGACAGATGAACAAATCAACCTGCTAGAACAGTATGAGGCTCAACGATGAACATGAAGGCTCAACTGGAGGCCGAAAAGCGTCGGCGTGCTGCCGGCGGTGGTCCCAGAAGTTTGGCGCAAGGCCTTACGCTCGGCTTCGGTGATGAAATAGAAGCGGCTGTGCGTAACCCAGGGCTATTGTTTGGGCTCGAAGGCAGTAAACGTGAATATGAGCGCGATATAGGCAACATTAGAGGGTCTCTCGAGGCTTACCGTGACTTAAACCCAGGGAGAGCGTTGGGCTATGAGATCACGGGTGCTGCCATACCCTCTATTGCCTCGTACTTTTTCCCACCTCTGGCCCCGGCAACAACGGCCCGGAACGTTGGGCTATTGGGTCGGATGGGCCGCGGTGCTGTTACTGGTGCAACGGAAGCCGGTATCTACAGTATGGGCACACAAGAGGGCGGTCTACTGGATCGCAGCCCGGTAAACATGGAAACAGCCATGGGCGGCGGTATTGGCTTTGCTTTACCTCCTGTGCTCCAGGGTGCAGGTAGAGTGGTCAATCGCATGCGGAACCCAATGACCAGAGCCCAACGTGCTTTCACTAATATATTAGGTCGCGACAACACGACTGTCAGTGACATGGTCAATAGCAGAAACCTAGATAAGCCCCAGGTGGCCGCAGACCTATCTGGCCAGAATGCACAGGCTCGGGTGGGTGCGTTACAGGGTATGCCTGGACCGCAGCGCGATACCATTAGGACGGGCCTGCTTGAGCGTCAAGTTGGTCAGGCAGAGCGTGTGATAGACGACCTCAACGAAACGACACAGGCCATACTTACCGATACTGACCAAGCGCTGATTGATCTAAACAAAGCACGCAAGAACAACGCACGTCCGTTGTACGAAAAGGCGTATGAAGCAGGGCAGGTTATCGACGATCCTGAACTGTTGGCATTACAGGCTGATGATGGTTTTCAAGCTGCCTATAACAAGGGCAAAGAACTTTACGATATCGAAAACAGAACGCGCCGGCTGAGAGGGGAACCGCCTTTGCCTCCGTTGCCTGACGTAGATGCTACATTGAACCTGCGTGGACTCGATCAGGCTTACCGGGGCATGAGAACCCGGGCAGATGAGGCTTTCGCTAGTGGAGATTTCCAAACAGGACAAGCCCTCAAAAATGAGGCAAACGCTCTACGGGACAAACTGGACGATATGTTCCCAGAATATGCAGAGGCGAGGGCTGTCTATAAGTCTGACAGCGAAATGATTGAGGCTCTCGAAATGGGCCGTGATTTCATGTCCCCGGGGAAGACAAACAGCAGGACCATACGCCGTGAGATTGCTGATCTCGATGAGGGGCAGCTAGAGGCATATCGTATGGGTGCCATTGATGTCATCCGGCAGGCGATCTATCGGTCAGCAAAAGATGGCACAAACATACAGAATCGTTTCTTTGGTAACCGGGAAATGCGTGATCGATTGCGACTTCTGTATCCAGATGGCGACGCCGGGCAGGCTCAGTATGATCAGATGATGAATCGCTTGAGCCAGGAAACGCAAATGCAGGACACTCTGCGCGCTACCTATGGCTCTCGCACCACGCCGATGGCCCAGGAGGTTGGCGAACAGTTGGCAGACGAGGGTGCTGTTGATATCAGTGGGTTTAATCCGCGTGCGGGATTACTTAGTAATGCTGCTGATATGACCTATCGAGCCCTCGGTGCGCGCTTGCGTGGAGCCGGCTCCCCGGCAACCCGTGAGGCCACAGCAGAACTGTTGATGGACCCGGTGGCAGTACCCGCTTCGCCTCTGGCCCCAGTTGGCGTGACACAGGTTCCTAGCCCGGCTATGCAGGAGTTGCGTAGTAACATGCGAGGAGCACAGAGAAACGCTGCACAGCTGCGTGGACTACTTAACAGAAGCAACCTCGGCGTGACCGGGTTTGGTGGTCTACTTGGCGGCATGGGGATGAACGACCGCCGCTGATCTGCGGAACTTTTTGCGGAACTTTTGCACCAGTTTTTATGATCTCTTATGATCCCTTAAAAACCGCATTGTTGAAAATAACATTGTAGTTCAATCACTTGCATGGGGATCACAAAAGATCAAAAAAGGCCATCCGTGGCTTGTCGCGAGTTCGAATCTCGTTTCCCGCTCCATTTATTTTTTATATAAATCAATAACTTATCGTTCGTAAAACTGCAAAATCGTGGTTTTGCGGAACTTTTGCGGAACTTTTTTTACAGTGCCGCAAACGCAGACTCTAATAAATCGTCTGAGCCTTCATCATAGTCAGGCATATAATCTGCGTAAGTTTTAAGGAAGGTTTCTTTGTCGTGCCCTAGCTGCCTAGCAGCCTTTGCAGGGTTCACGCCAACAGACAACAACTCAGTCGCACGGGTGTGCCTTGTGGTCTTCATCTGCCTGTACTCCACGCCAGACTTTTCGTGCGCTTTGATCCATTGCTCACGAAAGCGCTTTGGCTTTTTGTAGTAATCGCCATTGGGCTGTGGGAATACAAAACCCTTCTGCCATCGAGAATGCAGTTTATTAAGTGCGTCCATTGCAGCGGCGTTCAGCGTTACCTGCCGACCTCCGAGGTCTGTCTTTACTCTGCCCACGAGCACATAATTACTGATGCATCGCTCAACACAGGCAACTCCATCCGATATATCACTCCAACGCAACGCCAGGATTTCTTGGTGTCTCATCCCTGTAGCAAACGCAAACTGAAAGTAATACTTTGCGTCCCCATCCATACGGTCTAACAGCTTGCGGATTTCTAGCGGTTTGTACGGCTTAAATCGACGCTTGCCTCTGGTGTCTGCGCTTTTAGTGTCTAGCACACCCGTCGTCGGATTTGGCGATATTTCGAAATAGTTGAAGAGTTTACTCAGAGGTCCAAGCAGATTTTTCCGATACTTGTTAGACCAATCACGCACGAAAACCCTGTTCCGACCTTCGCGTTTTCGCTCGTACAGGTAGTCCTCTAACACTTGTTTAGTGATCTCATTGAGCCTATAGCCAGAGAACACAGGCAACCATTTGTTTTCAAGTATCTTCCGGTAATCGTCAAAGGTTCGATCTGATTGGCTTTTCAGTCCTCGATCCAAGAAAACATCAATAGCATCAGAAAAAGACAGGTAGGGCTGTGTGCTTACCTCAACGTAACGCTCATCATTATGAAGAGGCAGATTCTGGTTTAGTTTCGCTAAGTAATCGTTGCGAATCGCTATCACGCGCTTCAGGTCAGACTTCGCACGCTTTGCAACGTCAGTGTCAGCAATAACTTCATCGACTACAAAAACACCGCCTCGACGAATTTTAATTCTGTACCGATTCCGCTCAACGCTTATATTGGGTTCTGACTCCCATAGTCTTTTAGCCATTTGTTTGCCTCCCTATGGTTCACAAATGTTTGTTTGCCTATCACCTTGTAATGGACGCCACGCTCCCAGTGCCTGGTCATCCAGTTCTTAACTACATTAGGCGTTACACCTAACTGTTCAGCGTATCGGTTCCGATGTATGAAGTCTGAAGTCATCAGAATTCATCCGACAGCAGATCGTCCACGCTAAATTCTTTCGCAGGTGCAGCTGCGGGTGCTTTCTGCGGTGCTTCGCCAGGCAGTGGCTTGTCGTGCTGCTTGCCCTTTGGCGGCTTCTGCATGATCGGCCCACGGTTACCCGTGATGTAGGTTTTGCCATTACGGTCCTTTCTGATCTTCAATCCAACGAAGTAGTAGTATCCGTCGAATTTACCGTGACCCTTAAAGTCGTCGTGCCAATCTTCCGTCTTGTCTTCGTTCTTCCAGACAGTAAACTTCTCGCTGTCGTCATACTCCTTGTCCATGCTTCCTCCTTTTCTCTACGTGCTCGTGGACCTCTTCCAAAAACTTCACTGTCTCTGCCAGTAAAGCCTCAATCTTTTCTTCGTTGCGAGGGAAGGGGATTATGAATGTCTGAAACCCTTCCTCGACTCTGGGGTCGTACTGCACGAAATCGACATGCGTCGCCCCGGTGCACGCCATCTGGCAATGCATCTGCCACTGATACTCGTCCTTGATGCGTGCGACCCACTTTGGATCGGTGTCAGGAATCTCGTCCAACTGCAACGCGATTAACTGCGGTTGCGAACTGGTGGAGTACGGGCATTTAATTTCAATCAGTCTCTTTTGATCACTGGCCCAGATGCCATCTGGCGAGGCACACAATCCCTTAACTTCGGGATGATCGGTGATCGCATGCTCACCTGTTGGCTCAATAATCAATTCACCTGTCATCCATTCGTAAGCATCGCGAGCAACGGGCTCATACTTAGTGCCGTGTGCCATTGCCTCCCTGACAGCAGCAGGAAAGGTCTTTTGCTCATTGATGCCTAGCGTTTCGTTAATCTTTGTGACCAGATACTCTTCACGAGTTTTCAGATATTTGCCTGCACGACCTGGCATGATCTTGCTGATCTCGGATGCAGTTACCTTGCCTCGGCGGTGAGCGAACCACTCTTCGCTACGCTGCTGCATTGAGGCCATCCGCTAATTTATGCTTTACCGCGTTTGCGCGGTCTTTATATGCCTGTGGCAATTCCTTCACGCGCTTTGTACGGACTTTTTTTGACCAGTTCGTTGTCAGGTCTTTATAGGTCTGACTGCTGTTCAACTCAGTAATAAGTTCAGCCAAGATAAGTTCGTAATCAGGGTTTGCCGGCTCCACATAACGCTCGACGGCGCCGTCAGTGTCGTCAGGATCGCCGGTAATAATCATGTTGGACAGTATGAGGATGTTGTACCTGCGCAGGTAAGTCTGCGCTGTACCGTGTGTCTGAGGGTTGCTAGGGTCGCGCAGCTGCACTGACATTGACGTCAGAATGTTGTCCCCGCCAACGATAAACATGGTCTGTATGCTGTAGTTTGTGTGCAGATACTCGCCGGTCTGGGGATTAAACACATCGACAGTCTGTTGCGTGTGTTGGACCTCCACTTCCTTGTATTTATTCTTGATGTGCTTTTGCAGTTGCTCCAACGACACATAGTCATTGTGCAGCCCCTTGGCTTCAGGCTTTATTTCATCCTTTGCCATATCCGATAGGACTTTCTGTAAGTTTCTCTGTGGCATTATTCCTCCTTGAATATCTGCGTTTTGCCCTCGTGCAGCAGCGAGTCCGCGGTTCTATCCAGTAGCGGTTCCGTGGCGATCCACTCCGCTCCTGCCCAAAGGTAGAAGAGGAGTATAAGTAGTAACGCTTTGCGTGTCTTGTTTATAACGTGTGTATACATAATGTATATGTGTTGCCCAAATTTTTTTAGACGTTGTTCATCGTGCCAATGACGACACCAAGTATGGCCATGTCTTTTTTAAGTTTTGTGATTCGGTCGGGCCAGTGAGGATTTTGATTTTCAATCACCCCGTCGCCCAGATACTTTGCGTATCCGACTTGCTTGTTCTTGCTGTAGCAAATCATGCTGCCGGTCGCGGCGTCGCGATCCATATCGACGATTGCCGTGGAGCCGCCTTTAAGTTCGGGTGCGTTAGCATCTGAATTGATATCTACCGCCCAGGTGTTGCTGCTGTGCGCCCCAGGCCAATATATCTTCCTTAAGTTCTTACCGCCGTTCCTTATTGCTTCTTCCACATCCACACCAACTGCGTAATACACGTCCCCAGATATACCGTTGACCTCTGCTTGGATGTTATCGAGTAACCCGTCTGCCTCTGCCGCGAGGCGAGGGGACCAATCAGCCAGGGGAATACCCATCATTTTGCTGAATTGCAGCCCTCTCTTAAGAGAAATCGGATTTCGCCCATTCACCATATGGCTGATCTGTGACCTATCGGTCCCCATTTGCTCGGCCATTTGCGTGTAGGTGAGGGGTTGGGTCTT